GACCCCGAAGGGTCTATTTGGCACCTTGGACAGGGTGCTAACTGCGACGAAACTATTATCTGTCTTCTTTAATTTCTTTATAAAGTGCCAACAACTGACTCTTTAATTGTTCCAATGCCATAGGGTTATCGCCACCATTGACTTTTGGATAAGCACCTTTCTGCTTGTGTAGGTCATCGCCACTTGGTACAGCGGCATCCATGTCAAAGGTAGTTGGTTTATTCATCGATGTTCCAGCAGGACTATTTTTTAGTTCATCTGCAAGACCTTTAACTTCACCTGCTACTGCCTGCATCTCTTTTTTGGCTGCTGGCTTTTCGCCTGGCTCCATTTCTTGATCGTCGGGTTCCATATCAGGAGCAGATGCAATCTTAATTAAATCTCTCATATCAGGTGCTTTTGGACCTTCAGGTGCTGTGCCCATGGGCTCTGCTTTAGGTGTCAACATTGGTTGAGAAATCATTGGTGGAACATCAGCGGGCATAGGCATAGGCGCAGGACTTTGTCCTAATACACCTGGTGCTAGTGGGCTATCTGCTTTGTTCATCAGATTTAACAAGTCTTTGATTTGATCGATACCTTGTGCATTTAAATTAACGCTCATAGATACTGGGGGTGTGCTAGGTGCACCAGGAATGCTGGTAGCACTGTTCATCATACCACCACAGTTTTCTGTAATTTGTTTGCCTTCTGAAATAATATTCAGTAGTTTTTTCATTTCCATTTTATTTTCCTTTTAGGGCTTTAGAGCCAATTGGGCTGATAGATGTGCCTTCTGGCATTTCTGTGGCCGTACCGCGTGGAGAAGAACTTGCTAGAATAGCATCGTTAACACCTTTGTACTCTTCGCCCGCATGTTTTTCCTTCATAAGGTCTTTAAGCATTGACATAGTATGTTTTTCGCCTACAATACCTTGATTGTTTGATGGTTCTGGATCGCACTGACCTAGCAATGCTTTACCGTCGTTTTCTTTAGCGTGTTCGCGCTCTTCGTGTGTAACAGTATACTCATTGGCTCCTTGAACACGTAGCATTGATTTTGCGCAACGGCACATATCAACAATGTACTGCTCAAGTACCGGACTGGTTGTTGGGTAGTGTACTTCTAAATCAAAAACAGTAACTGATTCGTTTTTAAGATTAGGAAAGTCAATTTGAGTTTCTTGAATAGGACTGCTTTTTCCTTTGCTTAGATTTGCAATGGAAAATTTAGATACTGCTGAACGTAGGTCTTCAGCAAAACTTTCTCCAAGTTTTCCTGCTACTTTAATTTTAAAAGCATAGGTTTTTTTGCTTTCTGTTAGATAGTCTTTAAATGATTTCATAGTTCGATTCCAGTAATGTATTTATTTTATATTGCGCAGTTTTTCCAAGAGGCTATTGCGGTCTGTAATAAGTACACCTTCGCCATGAATCGCACCAGCGCCATCTGGGTCTTTTCCTTGTGCATCTTGATCTAATTTTGCTTTTTTTAACTGCAATTCGATCATTTTTAGTTTCTTGTCAATCTTTGCCGATTTAGCATCTATGGCGTTTTTAAGTGCTGATTGTGCTACTTCAAAGATCCTACTACTGTATCTTGGCTCTACATTCATGCCTAAATCCATTAAATCGTCATAGGCATCTGTAGCACGTTGGGCTAAAGTGTCAAATTCTGTGTCGCTTAGGTCTCCAAGACCTTTTACCTGCGGCAGTGCTGATGCAATTTTATCTATGTCGCCCATGTCGCGAAATAAATTATCTGCAGGTGCTGATACTTTAGGGTCTAATTTTCCACGCTTTTTTTCAGGTTTAACTAGTTCTTGTGTTTCGGGCAAGTTAAGCAATTCTTCAAGTTTCTTCGTCATAACTATACTTATCGCTTTCCTTTATGGAAAATGTCATTTTCAGAAATCACACGAAATGCGATACTTTGTCTTGCGCACCAAGCACGGGCGGCTTCCCATTTTGCCATGTTTTTAACGTATGCGGCTTGATTCATGGGATTACGGCCCACACGTTCTTTGATTGCTTGTGCCGCAGGTTTTACTTCCCAAACTTCTGCGTGTTGTTTACCGTTTTTATCTACAAAATTTACAAAAAAATCTGGTACGTAGATTGTTTGTTTTCCAGTCAACGGACAACGATACGGTATCTTAACTGCTTCGCTGGCCCACTTGTCGATGGCTGGATTGTTATCACACATGTTCATCACAGCCCACTCCCAACTACTGCGGTAAGTAGGAGTCCTATTTCCTATATATTTGTCAGGATTTTTTAATACATATTTTCCCTGTGCAAACTTAGTCATATTAACACGTTTCGTTTTTCTAATAGTTCACTGGTGTCTTCTACACGATACCCTAGTGTTGAATTTTTTTGTCGATTATAATTCAACACTTCAGTGACCACTGCACTTAATTGGAGTTCTGTAAGACCTTTGAGTGTATCCAATAATTGAAATACATTTACTTCGTCTAGTCTAGCCTGCTGTAATAATATAATGGATGTGGAGTTACTTGCAAGGTCATCAAACCCGCGTTTTTTAAAAAATCCAATTACTGCATCTATTTCGCTGGCTGGAAATGTAATTGTCTGATTAAAGTAATTATTAAAAAATAATTTAACAGCCTGACTGCTGTCTGTGTCTTGTTGTTCTGGTGGTAGATTACTATTTGTTATCATATTATGCCTTTACGTCTGCTACAACTTTTTGTGCTAACGAATTTAATTTTAAATTTCTTCCGCTGGCCATTAATGCTTTAACTTGGCTTTCTGCATTTGGGCCAGGTGCTACAACACCTGCTGTGGTTGCTTTAGTTACTAAAGTATTTAAGGCTTCTGGATTGTCGTTGATTACTGATTGTTCGCTGGCTGTTAATGACTGTGGTCTAACAGATTCTTTGGGTGCTAATGCACTAGTAGTTTGATTTTGTCCACGGCCTGCTTCTTTAGGAAAGGCCACGTTGGCGACACCGCTGACATCCACACCAGTGACTGCACTGATGGCGCTTTTTGCTATGCTAAATCCTTCCCGCTGAAGACCCGGGCGTGTTAATTCTTTGGCATTTTTAAATGTGTTTGCACCTTTGACCAACGTACCAAATAATGCACCTGGGTTGGTAAATGTATCAGGGTTACTCAAGTCACCCAGTATATCCGAAACGCCACCTAATACGCCGCCTTGGCCAAATAGACTTGCTGTTCCGCCACCTAGAAGACTCAGTGGGCTTGGTACTTTGTCGTAATATTCTGTACCAAATCCTGTAGGAATACCTTGCTTCACTGCTCCTACTCCGTAGACTACACCTTCGTAGACTAAACTCATTGTGTTTTGTGTAGTGCCAGCACCTTCTGCATACTGTAAATTATCGTGTTGAAAACTTACTATTTTAGGATTTATAAGTGTAAAACACTGATATGATTTACGACTTAATTGAAAAATTTGTACGCTGGTAAAAAACGGTACTGAACTGTTATTATCTAAACCAAATCTAAATTTACCAGTATTGGTTGGATCGACTGCATTACTTTGATATGCTACTGGTGTTGCAGGGTCACTACCGCCACCTTTGTTCTGAACATTTGTTTTTTTCTTAAATAAATTTCTGGCACCGTCAAGAATGGCTCCGGGAACTTTTTGCACATTGTCCCACAGATTTCTTAATCCTCCCAAGCCAGCAAATGGAGTGGCGCCACCAGAGGACCCTGGAACGTTGGGCATAGACCCTGCGCTACCGCCGTGACTGGAATCTGCAAAATAATATCCGTAGTAACATGCCCACATGTTTGTTGAAATACCTAAATTATCGTCGTAGAGGATTAAATTCACTGGGTCGTATTCTATCTTAGTATGAACTTGTTTTTTTCTATTGTATTGATAGACTAGATCTGTTTGAATTTTAAACTTAGGCAAGTCAACACTTTTGACCAGCATGTTTAATGCTGTTACGTTGTTGCCAATAAACGGCATACGACCCTTGACCACTGGGTTGATGTTGAATACTACGTGATAAAGAAATTTTGTTTTTGGTGCTAATCGGTAATTACTATCTACAAATAATTTACTGGCATGCTTGAAGTCGCCCAGATTTCCCTTGGGGTTAGTTAGGCCGCCACCTACATTACTTAGAAAGTTTTTAAAGAATTTTGACATATTAATATTTATCCGGTGTAAAAACTGTGCAGATAATAAAAAAAGGACACCGAAGTGTCCTTTTTAGTCTCCCGGGTAAAATTAACCGCCGCCAGTAGCAAGAGTGCCAAGTGCTCGGCCCACTGCTGTACCAACACCAGTGCCTGTTGGACTTTGAATTGCGTTATCATAACGAATTGTTAGTGCAACTGTCACAGGTTCGCTGGTAGCGTAGTTTAATGTATTATAGTTAGCACCTTGTAGGTAGCAACCATACACTTCCCATGTTTCTAATATTGATGGTGTGTTTGCACCATTGCCGCCATCTAAAATCTCGATACGAGTTGTAAACTTGTAATCGCTGCCGCTGGCTGCGCTGGCCTGTTCGAAGAAATCGAATTGTTTCTGTAGTTGTTCGCCAACTAGTTTTTGTACTTGACCGCTGGCATCATCACGTAGGTTAACACTGATGTTTTCCCATGTGTGTCGTCCTGCAAGACGTACTTTTGAATTATAAATTGGAAGTTCAATATCTTCAAAAGTTAAGTTTGGTCTTGTGCAGTCGATAACTTGTTTAGTTAGTTCAGTTGTTGGTGTTGAAACTCCAAAGTTTTCAAAAGAAACTCTGAATCTGTACTGCAACTTGGGCATTAACATGCCCTGTGCGCTTGCAGATTGGTCACTAGCCAACGGTACTGATAATTTGCTTAGTGTTGAAATAGCCATTGTATGCTCTCCGTTATTTTTATTTATTCACTTATAGTCCAGCGATTTCGCCAGTGTTCTTCAAGCGTACTGGAATGTAAATGAACTCAACGGCCTTGACAGGTTCGATAGCAATGTCTACGTATAGTTCATTTCTATCAATTCTGTTAGGTGTGTTGTTGCTTTCATCGCAGACTACTAAGAAGTCATACAGTGCTCGTTGTCCAACTAGTTCTAACAATAGGCTTTCGACCTGTTGCTTGATCTCATCACGAGTGATTTTGTCGTTGGGTTCAAAGATGTATGGTTTTGCTAGTTTGTTCAACTGGCTACGTAGATAAATTACCAAACGTGCTACGTTGATGCGATCTAACGCACTTGCATTTCTTGCTCTAGTCTTTTGTCCAAAGTTCACAAGACCTGCGCCTACAAAGAATGTAATTGGGTTAACTTTTACATTGTACAATGTATCGCGTTGGCCTTCATTTAGTGCCACTGATTGGAATTCACCTTCGTCAGTTAGGTAACCAACAGATGAAGCGTTAGTAATACCACCACGACGTGTACCTGCTGGTGCAAACCATGGGAATGAAACTTGATCACTTAGAGCAATCATACGCATAATCATATGACTTGGTGGAACAATTATGTCTCGGCCAGCGTTGTCGCTGGTAAAGCCCCATGGATAGAAAACGCCTAGATATTCATCACTGCTTACAAGACCTTTTTCATTGTCTTCTAGTGCCAGTGCGGCATTTGTACCCCAGTTGTTAATTGTTGTAGCATCTGGTGTTAAACGTGCAGGTGTATCACCGATTACGAAAGATGTTAAACCACGATCGTAGTTTAGACTGATCATTTCGCCAATTAGTTCTGGATATCCTGGGCAAGCCAACAAGTTAAATCCGTTACGTTCTGTGTCACGAATTTCTTGGTTGCTGTTTACCAATGCTTGTAGACTTTGTAGTACAACTTTACGCTGTGCAAAACGTCCAAATGAACCACTGCCATCTGCTTGGTTAGCACTTTCCGTAACCCAACGATGTGGGTAGTAGTTTTCCATACTGTCACCGCTTGTTGGCGCATCGCCTTGATCACTTTCGCTTGCTTTGTAGCGAATGTTATCATCTAGCGTGTTAATATAGTTCTTTTTAAACTTCTTAACGTTGAAACCGCTTCGACGTAGATTCCACAGCAACATACCACGTGGGTATAATGCAGGATCTGGTGCGTCAAAGTCTAAGAAATTACTGACTAGCAGTTCTTGGATACTTGCTGGGTCTGCTGTTAAGCCGTCTTCGTTCCAACGTGCATCTGCAAATAGAACACCATTTTCTGTTGTTTGATCACTCTTATCTAACAATATCCAACGTTTGTTTGTATAATCATAACGCTTGATTGATGGATAATTAGCGATGTCGCTGGTATCGATCCATAGATCACCTTCTTCTAACACAGTACCATCGCTTTGCTCGACTGGCTCACTGGCAGAAACAATTGGACCTGCTGGGCTAGTAACGCCAGCACCTCGGCCATGGTCATAATTCTTATAACCAACCCATGTATTTCCGTTGTGTACCATGACATCTACATCGTCTACTACACTGCTGTACCATAGAGTGCCATCGGCAACTAGTGTCTGTGGATTATCGTTGCTGATATAATAACTTTGACGCACAACATTAGCAGTGTCAGGAGTGATAGTCATTGGGATCCAGTTGCTGGCAACATATTGATATACACCACCGCTGCCGAACTGTAATTCATCTCCGTCTGCCTCTTGCTCACGGACTGTGTAGACATTACTGTTTTTATCAAACTGTAATAGTGTTCCTACAAATGCTGTACTATCACCAAAATCTGCAAAACGGATTTCGCCGCCAGTGCTGTGAGTAATTACTACACGATTTAAGTTGTCAACACTGGCAATGATATTTGTAAATCCTGCAAGGTTGATTGCTTCTGCAATTCTTTCACTGTCTACTGCATTGCCTTGAACTGTTATTTCAACGGCTTTGTTGTTTAATGTAGCACTACCAACTAGACTTTCAGCAATCTGCATTGTGTAAGTACCAGCGGTAATTCCAGTAGATGCAATTTCTTTACTGCGGATTACTGTTTCGCCAGTACGGAAACGACGTAGCACACGGAAGTCTGCTTGTGGAGAACTGTGTTGATTAAAGTTATATTCAACAAATGCACTGTTTAATGGAATGTTAATACCACCACCAGTCTTGTCTAGTTCAGCAAGTGCTGAATGTGCATTTGCGTAAATTGGTGATTCAACGTTGGCCCATAGTTCAGTGTTTCCGTTGTATTTCTTAACTCTCCAACGTGCTCCTGCATTTGGTTCTGTGATCTTAATCCATACAGAACCTGTTGGGCGTGGCTCACTGTCTCTTATTTTATAAGATGGCAGTTGAGTATGCTTGGAAATCTGTAGTTTAGGAGTATAGTAAGTTTTGGCAGGATCAATGGATAAAGTAAGGCCAGCAATAAGTGTACCAGTTACTTTCAAACTTGTGCCTGCTGAGAAAAATTCTAAAACGCCATTGGCATAGGATGCTGTGACACCTGCATTGGTGTCAGTGACAGCGGCAGCAACTTGTGCTAAACTTGTTGCTGTGGTCATACCAGTTACTGGTGTACCTACTGTATCGCCATCTAAGAATAAATTTAAATCATATGCGCCAGCACTAAATGACGCAGTAGAACCTGCACTGGCTGTGATTGTTGGGTGGCTAGCAATCCAGTCTGGACTACCAATCTTGACCCATACTCCGCTTCGATTCTTGTAATACATTGCCACTTCATGACTTGTGGACTGGTCAACGTTGGAAGTATTATCTTCTTGCTCACCTTCGGATAGTGCGTTTGTACCAACTGCTACAGCATATTCGCCAATACGTCCAACGCTGGACTTGGGACCAGTAGCAGTCAACTGACTTGCTTCTAACACGATCAATGGTGTTTTAGAAACAAAACTTTGTCCATTACGTGTGCTGGCAGGTGCGGCATTCCATTCAAAAATACCCCATTGTGTTGTACTTGTATCTAACCAGAATGTACCGTCTTGAGGATCGCCGCCTGGAGCGTCTGCTGATGGCTCAAGTGCTGTTAAATCAATGTCTGCACGAGCAATCAATACTGAGTTGGCCACGCCTAAGAAACTGTATGCGGCTTGCAGGCCAAACTCATTTAATTCGCCTGCGTGAATTGGGTTGTTGTTATTGTCAACACGGAAAGTTGGATCTCCAAACAAGTCTGCTAGTTCTCTTTGACTTGTTACAGTATAAACTTTTCCAGCATTGGTTGTTAGGGTACCTTGGGCTGTGCCGGTACCTGAAGCATTCTTTTTGTTGGCTGCTGAAGCAACGATAACTAGTGGTCTAGTACCTGGTTCAGCAGGTGTGTAAAAACTTTCGTCGATTACAGAAACCTGTACGCCTGGTGAAGTTAAAGCCATTTTAGTGGTCTCCTTTATTACTCATAATATTTAGCGTAACTTAGTAGAAAGAGCCCGTTATAACATCTAGAAAAGGGTTCAAAAAGGGCGGTTGCTAAATATCATATGCGACCTTTATGTAAAACCTGTGATTCCAAGCCCTGTGCAGTTAACTACTACAAGGGAAAGAAAGTATTCTACAGGAGTCAGTGTGACAGTTGTGCTAGAGGTGCCACACCCAAGAAGCCTAGATGGTATCAACTGGGTTATAGACAACGGGACTTTTGTGAAAAGTGTGGGTTCAAAAGTAAGAACGCAAAAGTATTCAATGTATTCCACATAGACGGAAATTTAGATAACTGTAGACCCACTAATCTAAAAACAGTATGCGCCAACTGTCAACGCATACTGCACCAAGAAGGTGTCAAGTGGCGGCAGGGAGATTTGACACCAGATTTTTAATTGCTAGATATAGGTCGTCAATACTGCCGTTATTGTCTAACTCTGCGTCAAACTGTGTGCCTACCCATGCTGTTTCACTGGCATGAATTCCTGTGCTTTCTAATTTAGTTTTACTAGAAGACCACATCATATTGCCGTCAGGTCCGCGATTTACGTTTACTGCGGCATCATACCATTCAGGCAATGCACCTCGTTTGATCCACACAATCCTACCGCCTGCACGGCGAATGCTGGCAATTTCGTTGGGGAAACGGCAGTCGCTGATTACAATGTTATCTGAGGAATTACGCAGTTTGTTTTCTAGACTAGCAATCCAGGTGTCATCGTGAAAGCCTCTTCGGCATACTTCTGTTCCCCAATATTGTAGTACCCAGCGTGGTGTTAAGTTGGGCATTTTCAAGCGGTCTGCCCACCAAGGATCTACTTGTTCTCGCCATTCACGAGCAGTTTTTGTGCGACCTTCCAGCATGGTTCTGTCCCAACCAAATACTGCGGCAACTGCATCTTTTAATGTGTTGGCAAAACTTTCTCTGCGAAATTCGTGAAAGTTAACTAGATAGTCAGCAACTGTGTCTTTGCCTGAACCAATAAAACCGCACACACCTATAATCATAGCGTCTCCTTAGATAACGCTAGTATATAACAGTTAGATTACAAGGTCAAATTATTTTTAGCCAATAATGAATGTGTAGCCACGTCCGCCAGCAACTTGAGTGATCAGTTCTGCTTCCAATTTTTCCATCTCAGCAGTGCCTTCAGATTTCATAGCAGATCCGTTGAGTGCTGTACCGCCTTGAGGGCCAGCAATTTGTGCGAACTTTTCGCGGGCTTGACCTAACATCAGTTTGCAGTTGGCCAGTGTGTAATCTTTAATCCATTGTGTGGCATATACATCATTTAAAATACCAATGTCGGGACGATAGTTGTAGCAGTAAAGCATTAGTTCTTCGTCACTGTTACGTGGACGTTGTAACAATGTTAATTTGTGACTTTGACTGTGCCATTTAAACTCTATAAAACTGCCAAACATACGACCAATCATTTCCTGATACTGAGCAAACAATTCGTAGGTCAATATGCCACCCATGTTGCTACTGGATAGCAAATAGGTGTTGGTGTAAGCCAAATTAAACGGTTCAAAGATTGTGCCGCCTTGCCCGCCACCTGTTCTTGAACCAATACTACGACGGAATATTTGACGTACTTCAATTACTTCCTTGGGCAATATGTATGTGTTCTGATCCTGTACAGTGGTCAAGAACATGTAACTTTCTTCCACACTACTGTCGCCTCGTTGACGATATTTGCCTAGAGCACGTTCTAATGCTGTTTCGTAGTGCTTGGGATCTAGTTCAACATCAATCATGCCGTCGCCCAGCATGTTACGACAGTAGTCGTAGACTGCTGTTTTTGCCTGTTGTAGTTCGTTGATTTCTGTAGTTGGCATTGTTTATCTCTTTAGTATATTTACCGTTTAAGTTGGGGTACCCCACGCTCCGCCACTCTGTTGCCAAGCACCGTCTGTAAAGATTAAAGTACAGATGCCACCAACACTATCATAATAACTTTCACTAGAATTGTCGTATACGCTGAATGGCGACAACGTGCCAACACCTATATTACGACTATTGGCAACTAATACACTTACGTTAGCCGGAACAACACCATTTTGTGCCACTAGATACATGATCTGTCCTTCCGTACCGTCAGCCAGTGTGTAAGCACCGTCAGTTAGTTTGTTGATAGTCTTAGTTAGGTCTATAGCCGTAACCCCTTGAACAACATCCGCAACTGATATATTTGAGGTGCTTCCAGATGTTCCACCCAGATCACCGGTATCTAATGTTCCAATAACAGCACCTACTGCGGTATTACCAGTTGTGGCAGTGACAGTATATGCGGCTACTCCGCTAGTGACTACTACTGTAAATGTAACTCCACTTAGAGTAAATGGACCGTAGTTTCCATCTACAATAGAACCTATATATGTGCTATCTTCCAGAGCAGTTGCTGTTCCAGTGTTATAGGCAATGCCAGTCTTGGCCACTGTAGTTAGGGTACTACCAGTATAAGCCGTTGTCTGTACAGTATTATCTGGGAATGTTAGATCACCATCCTCACCAAATTGCCATCTGCGTAGTGTTGAGTCTGAAAGATTGACTTCAATGTTGATACCGTTTTCACCGCGGATATTACCGGTAGGGTTTAATTCTAAATCGCCAGGTAGTGATGTAATACCATCTGAACTAAACAACCAATAGTTACCTGTACCGGTAATATCAGTTGCCATTACAATTCCTGGAGGTGCTCCATTGTCGTCAATAGTGATCCGAGTATTGTTGCCACCAATTCGAACAAATGCGTTACTGCCTAAATCTCCAGAACTGTCTATGGTCATACCATTTGGCAATGTTACAATTCCATCAGTGCCAAATTGCCAAGCGTGAACATCTGGAGTAGGGTATGTGTACACACCAGTAGGAGCAACACTTCCATAAGGAGGATTGGTGTTCCACTGTGCTACTGGTACATTTAATGTTCCTGTGTTGACATAAAGTGGTGTAACTGGATCATAGCCAGGAGCAACAATTCCATACTCGCCTTCTACAAACTGTATAAAAGGATCATTGGCAGGGTCATAACTACCTGGGTAACCAACTGGATACCACAGTGAATTTGCTCCGTCTTTGATGTAGGTTACATTCACCAAGGCAACATCAGCACCACTGATAACTATGGTAGTTGGCGGCACCAATGGCACAGTTGTTTCTGTAGTTACTTGTATTCCACCATCCACTGTAGTACGCACATTGTGATTGTCTGTGCCTAAGAAGATGCTGGTCTCTGCTAAATTGCCTGTGGTCAAATGTAAATGATATGGGCTGTCAAAAGTGGGTGCGTCAGCATTGATCAAGCCGGATTCAACACCCACATTCGCAGGGTCGTAGTTGTTGTCTTCAGGTGATACACGCACAGTAAATTCATAGTCGTCATTGTCTACTACAAAACTGATAGGTCCAACACTACCACCAGTTCCATTTATTGCTATTGTGCCAGAACTTGGAGTTGTTAGGCCAGCATCGGTTGGATAGATCCACCAGTAGAGTGTTTGGTTATTATAATTGCTTGCACCGTTAATATAGAATTCAAGTGTATCACCAACTAGGGCAGTATTATCTTGATAACTTAAGGTTATGCCGTTGTCAGTGAAATTATAATTGCTACCACCTTTGATCACCAACTTCTGACTGGCAACATCTGGCGTTGCTGGTGTAAGTTGAATAGTTGGATTGCTGGTAACATACCCTTCAGTGATTGTACCGCCTTGTGGCAATGTCACAGTGCCTGTTGTACCTAATACCAGTTCGTTACCGCCGTTGAATAATCTGTTGTTGGCAGTGGTCGAGTATAATGTGCCTAACAGGAAACCGCTGACTTCTGTAGTCAGTGTCA